AGGTTGTACAGGTCGTTCTTCACGGCGCTGTTGTACAATATCTTCAGGTTCTTGTAAAGGGGTCTCCTTTAAATTTTCTGCACGAAGTACCTTTAATTGCGCCAAATTCATCTTTTCTTGCGCTGCAATCACGCCATCGGTGTCGCCAGACTCGTAAGCTTCTCTGTACGCACGTCTAGCAGCGTCCATTTCCATTTGCGCGTTAGTCTGTGCGGTAGAGATGTATTCCTTCTCACCGGTGCTGTATGCAGAACGTAGTTTTTGGTTCTCTTCATATAAACGTCTAGCTACCGCTAAAGCTTCTTCTTGCTCTCTAGCCAACTGTTCTTTAGCTCTACGTTCATCATGCCAAACCTTTTTAAGCTGTTTCAGCTTCTGTTTAACCCCTTCGTCATACTCTTCAAGCTCATCACGATCTAAATCGTCAACGATCTCTTTAGGCATGGGTTGACGACCTTTGTCTTCCTCTGGGGTGTCATCAACAATCTCGACTTCAATATCAAGCTCATTGTTATGATCTTGTTCGTCTGGGAATTTATATTCTTCGTATTCAGCCATGTTCTACTCCTTATGCTCTCTTTATGCCGCGAGGGTCCTGAACGACCGCTTCAACCGAGTCATCATTGATAATTCGCATTTCTCGACCGTGAATCTTTAGTCGTGAACCAGCGTTCGGTCTAACCAAAATAAAATCACCCACCTTGCACCAAGGACCACTAGGGAACTTCTCTTCTGGGTAGCAATCTGGACCTAAAGCAACTACGAATAAAACAGTGGTTAATACTTCTTCGTGCTTCATAGTGACATCAGCTTTAATGATGCCACTTTCGTATTCCTTTTCTACTTCAGGAATAGCACATAAGATGCGGTAACCAGATGGTTTAGGTAGCTGGCTTGCTTTCTCTTCAGGGGTGGCTTCCAAGTCAACAGCACCAACCACTTGCGGTTTACTGGGGTTTGTAGCCAGTAATATCTCAGTCATCCGAGTTCTCCATTTTGTTTCTAAGGGTTTCAGTTAATTCCCTAGCGATGAGTAACCCTCGTACCTCACCACAGAGCCGTTTATATTCGTCAAAACTATCCGCCTTCCCGTGGCAGATAGCGTTTTGGATTAGTTCGACTTCCTCATTGATCTGTTGGATCAATAATTCAAATGCATTCATTATTCACCTTTTGTCGGTTTGTTTTTTGTCTGAGCTTCCAGCGTTGCCGCTGTTTTCAACGCATCAATCGCCATCTTCTGATTGCTGCTACGCTTCTGCTCAGTAATCTGCGCCGCTGTTTTTAAACCATCAATTTTCAATCGAGCAGCGTCACCATCACGTTTAGCAGTTAGTTCTGCCGCAGATTTCAACGAGTTCACCTTATTGGTTTGTGCTGCTGTACGTTCTTGTGCTGCGATACGCTCGCGTTCAACTTGAATCTGCTGTGCTTTAAGCTGAATATCCGCTTGGTCTTTCTGCGCTTTGCGCTGCTGCTCTGCTGCTTTTAACTGCAACTCTCGCATCTGCATCTGAACCAATGGGTCTTGTGCTTGTTGTTGAGCCTGTTGTTTAGCTGCTTCTGCTTGGTTGTTTTGTAACAACTGTTGCGCTGCTTGAGCCAATAACGGCGCCAACTTAGCTTCTACTTCAGGGTCCATGTGAATGTCTTCACCTGACTCGTCTTTTTGTGGGGGCAATGCAAACCCTAACTGTTGTTCGATCTGTTTGCGGTACTCAAACCCTAAATGCTCAGCGATATGTGCTTGCGCTGCTGCTGCAATCTGAGGTGCTGCTGGATTACCCTGTAACAACTGCTGAATTTTCGGGTCTTGCATAGCAGCCATATGCACTTGAATATGTGCTTGGTGGTCTTGAGTTAAGAACGCTTTGACCGGTTTCATTGCCAACACATTTTGGTTTTCTGTGATCGGGTCTAACGGTTTCATATCCTCAGCCATCGGTACTAGCTTCTGTGCGTCTTTAATACCCAGCACGTCCAGCATCTGACGGTGTAACAACGGCATGTTGTAGATTTGAGGCGACTGCTGAGCCAGCTGTAGTACCGCTTGGTATTGGACAATCTTCTGCGCCATTGTAGAGGCGTTTGGATCAGACACAGGAATAACGTCAACCATCGAATAGTCAGAGCGTTTAGCCTTTCTACTGCCGGTATCTGGCTCGTAGTTGTAGTCTTCTGGTGCGTAGGCAGCAATGATGCCTTTTAACAATACCAACTCTTGTTTAAAGCTATAGTGAACACGTGCTTGAATCGCACTCATTGACTTCAGAGTACGTTCTAAAATAGCCAGCGTGGTGCCTACAGGTGCTTGACCTGACATATCAGAAATCTGTAAGTCAGCTGCGTTAGCAAATCGTCTACCTTCATCAACAATCTGGTTAAGCAACGCCATTAATGTCTGGCTAGGTTCTTTATATGGTAGTGGGATGATGTTATCGCGCATTGCGCCACTTGGTACGTCTACATCACGCCATTCACCCGGTGCTATCGGTGTGTCATCACCTTTAATCCGCATTCCTCTAGCTTTGAAGCCACCCGGGAGGTTAGACAATGTACCTGCGTCCACAAGCTGTCTAATAAGAGAAGTGCCAGATTTAGCAAAAGCGCCAACAAGATGAATAAGCCCGAAACAATAAAAACCAAAACCCGGCACATAACCGTAATGCACGAAATGCTGACGTTTTTGATACGATTCATCACCTTCCTCCCAGTTTCTACGGATAGATAAGATTGTATTGCTACCTTTCTCAACGGTAACCACGTATGGCAACGCAATACCGGTTAATTCTCCGTCTTCTTCATGCTCAAAACCCGGCAAATCGAGGTCAACGTGCATCTCCAACACCTTATATCGGTCGTCAGATGTCGCTCTAAAACCCATCTTTTCAGCGATTTTCTTCTCAACTTCGTCCAAAACGTTGTCTGGTTCACCCAAATCAACATCTCTATAGAAGCCAGCCACCTGCAAACGACGCAAATCGTTCTCTGTCTTACGCATTACGTGGGTTACACGCTCTGCTTGCTCTAAATTCATCGCACCATAAGGCACAACGAGGTCTTCAGCAGGTACAAATACGGAAACTTGACGGTCTAAATGCGGATCGAAATACACTTTCTTGAACGCAATACCTAAGCCCCACAGCATACGCTCGTGCTCAGGTCTAAATTCGGTCATCTCATCGGTCAATTGGTAGTTCATGTCTTCTTGAACACGTACTGCCGCATCCTTTTTGTCTTGCGTTTCCTTACCAATGATCTGAGTTTTAACCGGACCCGCTGCAGGGAACGTACTCATCATGGTTTCAGCTTGGAATTTCACCAATGCTTCACTTAATAAGGGGTGATACACACCACAAGCACCCTCCCAAGGCTCTGACCGCTCCTCAATCTTCATACCTAACAGCTCAATACCGTCGACGTATGTTTGCATCCAGTCTTTTCTGGAGGCTATATCATCATCAAAGTCAGACAGTAAGTCGCCGGCTAGAGTTAACAGGTCTTTCTCATCCATTTCTTCCGCTAAGTTAGCGTTGAAATCCTCAGATGTGTCTCTATCAGGCATCAAGTCGATCTCTATACCACCGATTGTCATTGTGACGTCATCAGGGTTCTCAATTTCGATCTCTAAGTCCGGTGTTTCGGGTAATGATCCAATGCCTTGTGGGGCTTGGTATAACGATTTATCAATTGCCATGTCGGGTAATCCTTTCAAGTAGTTGTGTTTTGTCTCGTGTTTATACCTTTAAAATGCACTCTATACAATTCGGGATTATCTTGTATCAATTCCTCTATTATATTGCTCAAATCAACAACACCTTTAGTGTTAACTTCATATACCATACGAACGGCTTCAAAATCTGTTGGCACCTTTGCATCTTGTGAAATAGCCACAGTCTCGCTCTCTAGCGTTTTACGCATCTGCTTTATCCGCGCTCGAGTCTCAAAGTAACTCACAATTCTCTCTGCTATAGTCATCAGTAATACGCCACCTTTCGTCTAAAGTAATGTTCCTCTTCCGGTTCATCCATTTTTGTGCCGATGAACCCACCTTGACGGAACCTTAGCATTGCTTGTGAAACTGTATCGACAAGGTCGTCGTGCGTTCCTGCTGGGAAAGAGGCAACGTCGTCTATCAGCTCATCAGCCCATCTCGCCTCCGGCGCCCACACGAACCCTGATGCAAAAATATCAGCCACACTGTTAAGTCTTGAAATCTTGTCATTACCTTTAGTCGGTGTGTACTCCTGCACCGGCACACCCATGCGACGCAACTCTTGTATTAATGACGCACCAGAAGCCCGTTTCTCAATGATGACACTGTCTGGTTGCCACTCTTGATACGCCTCGTATGCCCACTCCTTTAGCTCTGGGAACTCCACACGTTTCTTAACAGCATCAAGCAAAATGATATTCGGGCGTAAAACCCCTTCCTCATCTTCTATATAGAACACACCCCACACCGTCAACGCACTGTAGTCAGCCCGGTTATGTTTCTCGAACGCGGTATCCCACGACAGTAGTGTGAACTCAATATTATTAGGCGGTGCATCTCTATCCCAGACTCTCCACCACTCACGCTTGATAATCGCACCTTCTTCAGACGTCGGGTTCTGTTGGTACTGTGCTTGCCAGAACCGGTTATCCAGAGAGATCTTGGTTTTCTCTAACTCCTCAAGCTTCCAAAACTCCGGCCATACCGGTTGACCACTTGGTAAGATTGCAGGGAACTCAAGCACTTCCCATTGATCGCCGTCTGGATTCCGTATCATGTTATCAATAAGTCGACCCACTAAGTCCCTTTTCGACCATCGAGTCATAACCACTATCAAAGCCCCGCCCGGCTGTAACCGCTGACGAGGACCTGTCATATAATAATCATACACAGCATCAAACACTTTAGGGTCGTTACTCTTACCTTCTTGTTCACTTAAAGGATCATCGATGATACAGAGGTCAGCACCTTTACCTGCTACCGCACCACCAACACCCATCGCGATATACACACCGTTCTTGTCCGTATTCCATCGAGCCGCAGCTGTTGAGTCACGGCGAAGGCGTGTATCAGGGAATATCGTGTGGTACAAATCAGAGTCAACCAAGTTACGTACTTTACGGCCAAACCCTTCAGCTAGGTCTGCCGTATGTGAAAGCTGCATGATTTGTCTGTTCGGGTGTAGCCCTAAATACCACGCTGGAAGCAGGTATGATGCAAATTCAGACTTCGTGTGTCTAGGTGCAAGACATATTATTAGCCGTTTAAGCTCCCCTTTCGCTACCCGCTCAAACGCTCTAGCCATCTTCGCATGATGTGATCCGTGAATAAACTCAGGCCACATCACCTTAACAAACTCAAGAAAGTCTTTCTGGGCTGCTTCACGTTTTTTGCGACTCTCAATCTCTGACAAAAGCTCTAAGGCTTTTATCCTGTCTGTCTCAGACATCTGTAGGAGAATGTTAGGTGCAATGTTAGTCATCAGGGTTGATAACCTTCAGCTCGTTCATGTACTTACCTAACAAGGACTGCAAGTCCTTCTCTAGCTCATCAGTTGGCTTCTTATTGATGTCGACAGTGATCTTAGTCTCGAAAAGTCCTACCTCGGCAATCTTACCAATCTTCTCTATAGCACCTAGGGCTATGTTCTCTTTCTCGCTTTCAGCAAGGTCGAGTAAACGTGAGATGGCATAGGTACGTAATCGGGCAGACTCATCTGCCATAGAGAAATCGTATCGCTGCAGTAACCGACGTACTGCATTGGCAGCACCGGGGGTTGATGGTTTAGCGGGCGCGGAAGGTGTTTGGAAAACAATGGCGCGAGCTTCGCGTTCATCATCTGACGTTGACGAGGGGTCTAATTCATTGGCCGTAATAAAGTCTGGATCGCAGCAGGCTGCATTCCATAAGTCGGCAATTGGTCTATCTGTGGTCCAGATGAAGTTCAGGATGTTTGTGTCCATAAGTGTGGCGGGTGAGCCAGAATGACTGCATTGTAAGGGTCTAAAAATTTTTATGCAAAATTTTTGACAGGGGCGTTTTTTGTTTGAGGG